CAAGAGAAATTGATATGCCTCTGAAAAATCAGGTTTATTTTTTGAAAATTGGCGTGCGCTTTCAGCATATTGGTTGATGAAAGCATCTCGACGACTTTGGAACTCTGCTTGTTGTTGCTTTTGGTATTCATTCTGGTAAAGCTGCTGAACAGCCTGTTCATGCTGTTGGGTTTTGTGGTGAAGTGCTGCCAGGGGGTCTTCATCAAAAGAAGGGGCTCGATAAGCGGGGGTCTGCGCGTCCACGAAGCGTTGAAATGCTTCTTCCATCTTTTGTGTTTTTTCTAAAAGAATCTGCTTATCGCGTTGGATCTCTTTTCGTAGGTTTCTCTCCTCGCTTAAGGCAGCTTTCAAATTTCGGTCAATTTCAGCCTCACGCGACTCTTTTTCTTCAGGTGGCTCTTGGTGGGTAGCCTCACCGCCCTCATCATCCTGAGAGGGTTCTAATGGGGCCTCCACGGGCATCTCGCCGCCTGTTTCAAAAAATTTATCCACCGCCTCATGATCGAGATTAGATTCTACTGGTAACGCATCCTGCGTCATAGTCACACTCCTTGTGTTTACTAAAAATTCTTTATTAAGAAAAATCCTTAATAAAAGAAAGTCTACTTTCTTTTATTTCTTTCCTTTTGTGCCTGCTATTTTGAGCTCTGATTTCCACTCTAAAAAACAGATGATTTCATAGTTTTTCCCTTTATTATATTCTGCCAGCAACTGTTTTGTTTTTCCCCAATGCGTACCTAGGCAAAATTGATGGAAGCCTTCTTTAGACTTCCATTGTGCAATAAAAGGATCTTTCAAAAAGTCATTAATAGAGATGGAACCATCATAGACAAGGGTGGGAATATAGCGTTCGTTTGTAGCGTGCATAAAAACCTCTTTTATTGTTATTAAACAAGGTTTTATTATGATCTCTTTTTAGGAAGATGCAAGCCTTAATACTGAACCCCATGCCTCGTCTTATAAGGGATATAGTTTGCTTGATTCACAATTGCATTCTTCATGTTCTGATTACGATATTCATACCATGAATGAAGGCACTTTTTAAGTTTTACTATATAAAAAACAAAAAGAATTAATAAAATAAAAGTAAGGTTATCCATTTTTTATACTCCTCTATACGGATTACTCTGTTGCACTTGCTGCTCCTTAATCCTCATATTCATCTTCGATTCTAGCTCTTTTCGTTGCATGTTTAAAAGCATTTCTAAATTCTTTCTATCCTGCTCTCGTTGCATGGCCTCTTGCTTCATTTGATGCTCGGCGTGATTCATCCCCATCTTTTGCATCGCTTGCGCTCCCTCATCTTGGCCTATCGCATGCGCTTGCTCTCCTTTAGCATAATTGAGGCTGGTTTCACTGGAGGTCTTTTGAATGTCTGCTTGCTTTTGCTGTGTTTCTAGCTGCGCCAGCATCAATTGAATTTGCTTCATTTGTTCGGCCGTCGGATCTTCTTGGTTTTTCGCTAACATACCCTTCCATTTTTGAACCAATGCATCCGGAAGCGGCGCATAATCTAAAATTTCAGGGGGGACAGGAAGCCCCGCTTGTAAGGCCATCGGCAATAATTGGGCCATCACACTAAAGGTGCGCTCTTTCATGTTCGGGCTGGTTGGGGCATCGTCAACAATAATATCATATTCAAAATCAACTGCCTCTTTGATGAGCGGGATATATTGTGCCCCTTGCTCTCCTAACACACGAATCAAGCGACCATCTGAAATGTATGCTTTAATAAAGTAGTGCAACACCCGCCCTTGTTCTTTGCGGTAGCGGCGCAAGGAATCAAAAAAATTCGCTAAGACGGTGACGCCCGCTTGCTTTCGGTTCTCCTCCAGCCCCATGGCTTGATCGCGCCCCGCCATGCCTAAAAATTCTAAGCTTACTCCTGGAACATCGTTAATACTTTGGATGGCATATTGTAAAAGTCTGTCGACACCATCAGGATACGGAGAAGGAGACTTCTGCTGAAATTTTCCTCCGGAGAGAGCTCCATCCCGAAGAACACTAATAGAGCCTGGCTTCGCGTGGTTTTCTTCAAATTTTCTTTGATTAGGAATCATTCCCTCTTCCACATATACCCCGCTTTTCGCGCCTGTGTTTACAATGTGTTGAACTTGCGAAAAAAATTTATTTGCCCACCGTTGCGGGTCTTTCATGAGTTCAACTAACCCAAACCACACATTGTTGTTACGGTCACGAAGGCCCGTGATACTTTTAAAAGTAAAATGATTACACCCTAAATCTTGCTGGTCTAAAATAGACGTTCCGCTTAAGAAATATTGTTTATATTGGCGTTTATATGTTTTAACGAAGGGAAGACCTTGTGCTTCTAATATCTGTTTTAAAGCGTTAAATTTTTGTTCATCCAGTTCAATGATTTTTCCGTTTTCTTCGAGCTTATAGACAGGAACTCGCGCCCATGTTTGATATTGGGCGACCGAGCACATATTGCTTTTCGTGTCATTAGGGTTGCTTTTCGTATCGTTCTCATATTTCCATTCGTCTGTGCCGTCGACTACGGCACCATCTGATCCTCCCCAAAAATTCCCTGAAGTAAAATCAGCGTCTGGAAAAAGTGCCTCAAACTCTTTTTTGTTGATACTCTTAATTCGTGCCACCCAACGGGCGTCATCGTGATTTCTTTTTTTTGCATCAGGGTCTATAAGCATTTCAAGTGGATCTATTCTATCAATACACACTTTGCTTTCAGATCCACTTTCTGTATCCAGTCGCGTCTCTGTCCAACCTTCCCCGCAAATCAATGTGTCTTGAAATGCCTCGCTTTCTTCATCTTCCGCATCGCAACTATCCCGCACCCACTTAGCTGCGCTGGTCAGCATGTCACTCAATCCCGTGTCGGAAGTTTCACGAGGGGAATAGCGAACTTCTTGTCGATTTTGAAGCTCTAACCCTGCCACCGCGTTGACTGTTCTTGCAATACGATTAAAGGTCACGCAAGGTCGCCCTTCGTCTTGGAGAAGCTCCCTATCTTCAATGCTCCATTGATCCCCTGAAAAAAAGTCATAGTTTTCTTTAGCCGTGTTGCGCCAATCTGAAAAATGAGTTCGTGCGTCTTTCAGGTTCTTGAGTATTTCTTTGAGCTTTTCTTGTTCTTCTTCCTCAGGCAGCCCAGGAACTTCCTGTCCTTCTTCTTTTTCCGTAGTAATCATGCTTGTCTTCCTCCTCCATCCGTGGCCATATCGCGCTTAAATCAGGGTCTAGTATGCGTGCCATGCAATCCATCATGTCATCATGCACAGGTACAGGAAAAGCAAGGTATTCTTCGTTAATAAAAACTTCCACCAAGTCCTGTACACGGCCTTCATAGTTCGTTTTAAAAATGTTATCAGGAAAATACCATCGCCTTTCTGAAAAGGAGGGAATTAAGCCTTTGATACGGTCATTTTTAGCCACCGCACCGCCCATTTCGGTGATGTTGAAATGATAGGTTTCGCGGTGCATTTTTTCTTTTAGGTATTGAATATCTGAGTCTTTTCCATATTTTTCATACCCCACCTTCAAGGGCCTCCATTTTCGGTGAAGACGAAAAAGAGCGTCGGCTCTGTCTAATAAATTCAGACGGTCACGCACCATATCTAAAAGGTAATAATTGTTATCTATTCCAAGTCCAACCACACAAATAGCAGTATAGTCGCTGGTTTTCTTTTTTTCCCCTGCAGGGTCTACCAAAATATACCGGTTGAGATTGGCACCATCGCTTCCCTTATAAAACTTAAGCCATTCACGTTTAAATCCTTGTGTTTCATCTGCCAAAGGATTAAGAAGCATTTGACAGGCAAAGACATACGGCCCTTGAATGCGCCGTTTCTTTTCAATCTCTTCGCGATCTAAAAAAACAGGTTTTCCTTCCGGTGTGGCATCATCTGTTGCGGCATGTTTTCGTACTTTGATTTCGCCTTTGGAAATAAGGTCGCGGTAGGTATCATTAAAATGGTAACGTGTGCCAATAATGCGCTTTTTATAGTTTTTTGCCCCAAGATTATCCGCTAAAGCCAAAGCCTCACTGGTCTTTTCAATCATCAATGGGGAGCGTACATATTCAATGGTCACCAAATCATCAAACACTAAAACGTTAAAATGTTTTGATGTCGGCTGTCCTTCGACCACCCCCCAGGCCTCCACAGTGGATTCTTTAGGGTTGGAGTTTCGTTTCACCACCAGCCCATCATCTTCTGACCATTTGGGAG